CCCGCCTCTGGTGCCCACGAGGGGATGCCAGCAGGGCGGGCGCGGCGGATGGCCTGGGCGGCCTTGGCGGCCTCCACAGGGGCGTGGAAAGCAATCGTGATGGTGCCTGGAGGCTGACCCTGGGGTGACAGTGACGGCGCTAGCCACTCATGCACAGAGGCCGGCATGCCTTCGGCAGTCAAGGCAGCCTCGATCGCAGCGATCGTGCCCCCGACCAGGTGTGTCTGAGGCCGCACACGGGCGCGGAGGGAGTCGTCCGATTCGTCGCCCACGTTACCGCTGGACCGCATCGGCGGGTTCGGGGCCACGAGCTGCCAGTCATCGCCGGTGGCGCCTGACGGCTTGACATCCAGCTCGACGTAGGACAGGTCGGTGGCGCCGATGGCGGCCAGCGCTTGCGGGTTACCAAACTCGGTGTCGCGGTGGGTCAGGATCTCACCCCGGGAGACCAGCGAGGCCTGAGCCATCAGCTCGTTGAGGCTGTTGGCGGTGTCCGGGTAGCGGATCGACGACTTCAGGTAGGCGTAGCGGCCGGCCACACGGCGGGTGATGTGCCCGACGGTGCCGTCACCGAACTTGATTGTGTCAGGAGGCGTGCCGACGACGAAGGCCGAGTACAGGGGCTGTGAGCCGCGCTGCCGCTGCACGCTCACGATGGACGCAATGTCATCCAGGGCGGCCCCTGTGGCTGTGGCGAGCTTGCTCTGCAGGTAGGCGTGCTCTGCGTACTCATAGGACAGGGCAGCCTCCTCGGCCACAATGTCCAGCAGCTGACCGACAGCGGAGTCCCGACTGGTGTCCACATCCGGGAGGGAAGCGCGGAGCCGCTCAGTCAGGCGGGTCCGGATGTCTGAGACGTTCGGGGCACCTTGGGTGATGTTAAACATTGATCGTTTGACCTATTCCGTTGACCTGCACATCCACGCTTACGACGCGGGAACTGGGGTCAATTTTAACACCCGTGATGCCGAAGGTCGCCACGCCCTGCACACGGGCGACAGCCGCGATGACTGCCGTCACGGTGTCCTGCTCCTTGCCGTGGGCAGCCAGCTTATGCCAGTCGGTGCCTCGGTCCGGCTGCAGAGGGCTCTCCCCGCGCCAAGCCTGGAGGGCGATCTTGCAGGACTGGAGGATGGACTCGTCCTCGGCGGCCAGGTCGCCGTCTGCCAAGTCACCATCTGAATCGAGCTGAAGGTCTTTCACAGTACTGCCCCCGTGTTGCCGTCTTGTGCCGTGCCATCGCTGTGCTTGTGACTGGCGCCGATATTCTTACCGTTGTTGAGCATTGAGCCCACCACGGACAGATCCCCCATCACGGTGACGCTGCCGTTCAGGTCGATGCGGTTGGCTGACACGGCGACGGAGGTCTTGCCGACCGCCACTGAGGCCGCCCCCGTGGACACGAGGACCGTCGAGCGGTTCACCGTGACATGAGCATCACCGTGACGGAGCGACACCACACCTGGCGCCGACACAGCACAGGGAATACAGAAGGGGCTCGTCTTGTCCTCACCTGCGAACAGGAGGATGCACTCGTCGCCGGCCATGGCATTCATGGTCAGCGTGGCGGTGTTGTTCGAGCCCGTCAGTGATAGGATCCGGCAGTCCTGCACGTCGGGCCAGGGGGCCTGATCGTCGCCAGTACCGTTCGGCTTGACGACGGCCAGCGACCCGGCGACCGACCGGATTACGCCAGTCACAATTCGTACGTCACTCACGCTCCACCCCGATAGATGTCTTCGATTCACCCCATGTTAGCACGTGCTTCACGCTGACGACCCGTCCGGCCACGCCGATCTCACCCACAAGGCCGGCCACCTTGGCGCCTACGTCGCAGGGCGTGAGCGGCAGATCGACCGTCGCCACCGTGACGTTCGAGCCGTCGTCCTTCCACTCCCGCCGGACGCTGACCACACCGTAGGCGGTAGAGTCGTTCAGCGTGACTGTGGCCGCCTCGCCCCCACAGATGACGCCACTGGCAGTCACCGTCCACTTGCGCCCGAACACCTGCCGCATGGCGTCGCGCCACAGGCAGGAGAACGTCCGCGGGCAGGTCGGGAGGACGGCCTTGTCAGCGCCGATCACAGGTAGGCCGATGGCCCCAGCCACGGCTTGAGCTACACGCTGCACTGGCGTGTTGTTGGGGAATGACAGGGCCACACGCTTCATGTTCCACGCCGCCGCCCGCTCGCCGCCGGAGATCACCAGCTCCGCGTTGTGAACATCCCACTGAACCTGCACCACGTCCACCTCGATCGGCAGCACTGGATGCTTGATTCGGACCGTGTGGAAGGCGCCGCCGGTAGCCTGCTGGCCGATCACCCGCGGCACGTCCTGCAGGATCGCTGACACATCGGAGGCAAGCCCGTCCTCAGCCCGCGTGACTTCGATTGACCGGCAGGCGCCATCCAGACGAAGGCTGCCGTGCTCGCCTACCAGCTCGATCACCACACCTTGCATGCGAATACCCCATCACCGATATGCCGGATCGACGCCGCGGGAGTCTTGGCTGCGCCGTTACCCATGGCGCGCTGCCCTTTGTGCTCGACTACCACGACCCACTGCCAAAGCAGCCGGTTCCAGCGGGCGTGGAACACAGCGCCATCACGCCGCCACGTATCCTGCTGTCCGTCTACGGACCGATACGTCACCGATTCAGCCATTTTTCCGCTCTCTCAAACTGATTCATCCCCCAGTCGACGAACTTAGCTGCCAGGCTGCGTGTATCGGCCGGGGTACTCGCCGCCGGCACGGTGGCCTTGGATGTAGCCTTCAGTCGGCCTGCGGCCGGCACCGCGTCGTCCTTACCACCCTTTTTCGCCCTGGGTGGAGCCTTCTCGCCGGCCGCGGACTCAGCCTCCACCACCCGCACTGCCCGGATGGTCAGCCCCACATCGATCGCGTTCATCCCGACCTGGGTGACAGTCGCACCCGTCAGGACACCGCGGGGGATGCTAGCCACAGGGCTCACGAAAGCCACAGGCTCCCGGGACTCCATCAGCTTGTCCAGGGTAGCCCGCACACGGGCAGTGGCGTCCCGTGACAGCAGGTCGTTGCTGACCCGGCCCTGAACGGTCAGAGTCCGCTCGGTCGGGCCGAGGCCGGTCATCACGTCGAAGCCGCCCCAGGCCCCAGCGTAGGTTGAGAGCCGCCGCTGGTCCTTGACCTCCGCCGCGGTCACAGCCGTCAGCTGAAGGTCCGCATTCAGTGCCCCCCAGCTCTTCAGGATCCCGCCTCTCCCATCGAACACGTAGTTCATCGCGCTGCTGCCCTCGAAGCTGCCCCGCGCACGGCCTGATCTACCGTGCGCCCGATTTCATTAACTGCGGCCTGATTGACACTGCCTTGAATGTTGACGGTCGTGGTAGCGTTGATCTCCTGCCTGGCGCCTGACTTGTGGGTGAGAGTGTCCCACGCGGCCGAGGGGTGGAAGGTCACGAGTTGCCAGATGGCCGAGCGAAGCGTGGCGGCGGCACTGTCTGCGTTTGCCTTACCCTCAGCGAAAAGCTCCGTCCGCCCGTCCGCGGTCACGAGCTTCGCCAGACGCAGAGCGGACCCGCCGTTGGCCTCATTCATCGAGGCCTTGATGGCATCGATCTCTTGCTTCACCTTGTCCGCGACCTCCTTGAAGTCCCCGAACAAGCGACCAGCCACGGAGTCCTTACCCTCGATCCAGTGGTAGAGGTCCTGCACCACCAGGAATATCGCGCTCGCCGCGACTACCGCCGGCAGAAACGGGAGTATGAATCGCCATGCAGCCGCTGTGGCTGCCGCCAGCGCCTTGGTGATGGCGGGCAGGTGGGTGAGTGCGATCACGCCTAGCGTGGCGCCAACCGATGTAGCGATGGAGTCCATGCCGCCGAAGAAGGCAACCCCCCGCTCGATGGCACCCGCCAGCCAGTCCAGCTGTGCCGTCAGGCGCCGGGTGAACCCCGTGGCGGCATCGAATCTGGCGATCACGCGGTCGATCGTGTCTCGCAGCCCGCGGGCAGCCTGGCCGACCGACCGACCCATACCCTTCGTCTGGGCCTGGAGGCCGGGGCCGATCTTCCTCATGCCTGCCAGCACAACATCAGTCGTCAGCTTGCCCTGGGCAGCCATCTGCTTCAGGGCGCCCACGGTGCCGTTCGGCCCCAGGATGGCCCGTGCCAGCTCGCGCATCAGGACGCCGGCGCCCTCGTTCATGGAGTTGAGTTCATCGCCACGCAGCGTGCCAGAGCCCAGCGCCTGGCCGAACTGGCGCATCACGCCTGCCGCCGTACCTGCATCGGCCCCGGACGCCTTCAGTCCGGCGTTGAGCGTGTCCAGAATCTCCGCGACCTCGGTCTGGCTGCCCAGCACGCCGTCAGTGGCGTTGGCCAGGCGGATGTAGCCGTCGATGTAGTCATCCATGCCGGCGCCCAGGGAGCGGGCGCGGTCAGCCAGCTGGTCGAAGTCCCCACCCTGTGACAGGGCCGTCAGCCGGCCCTTCAGGGTGGTGATCCGATCACTCACCTCGGCCAGCTTGTGCCCGAAGGCCGCCAGGCCGGCACCGCCGCCGAGGGCGAACGCTGACCGCATCGCTGCGGCCGCGAGGCCGGAGATCCGCTTGGCGTGATTCACCGCCCCTTCGTACCGCTGGAGCGACGCCGTGTCAGTGCTGAACCCCAGTCGGGTGACGAGTTCACGAACGATCATTCCGTGCCTCCCGTTGGATCGCCGCCCGCATGTCCAGCAGGCCGTTAAGCTGCATCAGCCGTTCCAGCGAAACGGCCCCGGTTTCCACGGCCTCCAGAGAGACCATGCCTTCTAGTATAGGGCGCCAGATCAGGTACTGCTCCTCGATATCCGGACGAAGTCTGCCTGGCAGCGCCCCACCCTCGCTCACGCTTGAGTATGGGCGCCAAACCGGGCGAGCGCCTTCTCGAAAGCCGGGCCGACCTGCTCGCGGACGCTGATCACGGCCAGCTCGTACAGATCAGCGATGCTCTCGGCGGTGAACAGGGCGTTCACGTCTGCTTCGGACCGCAGCGGCTTGCCATCACAGGTCATCGCAGCCTTCGCCCACATGGGCAGAGCGATGTCTTGCACAGGGTCACCGATCTCGGCCAGCTTGCTGATCAGCGCGCCGACATCAGCCTCCATCGATACGGTGCCGAGGGCGGGACCGAGCGTTTTTGCCAGCTGGAGCACGAGCTTGTGGGCGTCGAAGGCATTCAGGCGCATGTAACGGTAGGTGCGGCCGTTGATGGTGGACTCGATCTGCATATCACTTCCAGAAATGAAAAAGCCCGCCGGGTGACGGGCCGGGACTGATCTGAATTGTATCAGAACGAGGTCAGCACCTGCTCCGCGAGGAATTCCCACGTGCGTGTGCCCAGCGTCTTGCCGAGGCTCAGATCAGGGCCTTTCGCCAGGTAGCAGATCGGGGCCAGCGCCAGGCGCGTACCGCTTGATTTGTCGATCACCGTGATCGGGATCGGGAGCGTGGACAGGGCCGGAGTACCGAAGCCAGTCAGAGCCTGCAGCAGCTTGTGTGTGTCAGACGTGGCCAGGATGCCGATCTTGATCGTGGCAGTCTGATCGGCCACCACCGTAGTGGCGACCTTGCCGTCCAGGCCGACCGCGAACTCCATCCGGTCCGACTTGCGCTCGATGACGACTGAGTCATCCTCGGCCAGGTTGCTGACCGTCACGTGGCCGACAGTCACGACGATGTCGGCAGGGCTGAAAGCTTGGGTGATTGCCATTTTTGAATCCTTTCAGGGGAGGGGCCGAAGCCCCTCCAGATTGATCACAGGGCGCCGTCGTAGGTGAAGGAGCCAGTCACTTCCACAGCGTGGACAGCACCGGTCAGATAGGCGGAGAACGACACGTGAGCGGTCCGGCTGGCCTTGACGTTGAACGGCACGTCCTTGGCACGGGGGACGGTCACAGTGTAACCGCGGACCATCTGACCCTCATCGCCGTCACGCCAGTCGATCACACCGCCGGCACGGACGCCTTCCTCGAGCGACTTGATCAGCGAGTTCTCGATGACCGCCAGGCCCTCGTCCGTGTAGGGCAGCTTCGGCCGGTTGATCAGGGTGGCGACCAGGTTGCCCTGGATCACGTCCTGGAGCCAGTCGCGGAAGCGGATCACGTCGACCCACTCCCCGCCGGCCACCTTACCACCGCGGGTCAGGTTCAGGCTGGCGGACATCCGGGCGAAGATCGTGCCGTTGTCGGCCAGGATCTCCTGCTCCTTCTGTGGGGCCAGGGTGGCCGCCGGGATGCCGGACAGCTGCTTCAGGGCCCAGGTCTCGGAGCCGGCAGCATAGCCCAGACACTTGGCTGCCCAGGCAGCGGCAGTCACGCCGCCGGCTTCGGCACCGACAATCACAGCGGTCCGGTACAGGTTTTGGGCCTTCATCGTCTTGGGCTCGACCTGGTCAGTGATGAACAGGCGGCGCTCGGCCTCGATCGCCTTGGCGAACGGCAGGAAGTCAGGGCCTTCACCGGCGATCACAGCGGCGTACCAGTCCGAGTCCTTCTGGATGGCGGCGGCCAGGTGATCGGCACCCCACGACGTGCTGGAGTCCAGCTCGACGTTGAACACCTTGACTTGACGGGGGCGCGGGGTTTGCCCAAAAGCAGCACTCAGCACCTTGTGCGCGGGGGAGCCGGCAGTGACGACGCCAGCCGTGTCAGACAACCGGTTGTAGGTCGTCACGCTGCCGGATGCCGGGGCCTTGCCGGTCACGAAGTCAGCGGAGCGTGCGAAAACCAGGATCGTGCCGAAATTGGCGCGGCCGATGCCAGTCGTGTTGAGGTGAATATTCACCGAAACGATATCGTCCAGGGTTGCCACTTACGGCCTCCTTGAAGTGAATGCGGGCCACGTCCGCTCATCAATTGCCGGCGTCGTGGAAACAGTGTCAATGATACCATCGCTACCTGGCTCGTTCAGCGGGGCGTGCGTGTGATAGGCGGCGTCACAGGTCGCCCGGTCCTCCCAGCGAACGTCCTCCAGGCTGGTCGGAATCCTCTGCACGTCGCCTGACCATCGGAGCCCCGGCGTCTTGGCCTTCAGCAGCGACAGCTTGGCCATGGCCTGGGGGCCATGCCATTGGATCTGGCAGCGGACGGCAAACTCCCCGTACCGGCGGTTCTCGTCCTTGCACCAGATCTCCCGGACCCAGCTGGTGGCTGCTTCCTCCACCAGGACGTAGGGCGGCCGCGGCCTGGGCGCGTTCTGGTAGGCGAACACGACCTCGGGGGCGCCAGCAGCCTTCAGGGTCTCGTACAGCTCGCGCTCGGTCACGGTGTCTGCTCCGTCACGACGCGGCGGGCAATCAGCTTCCGGTGCTCAATCACACCGCCGCAGTGGCATTCATCCGCGATCACGACCCACTCGAAGCCGCCCCACGCGAAGGTCACGCGGTCCTGCCCGAACTGGTGAACGGGGATCTCGGCATCGGCTGTGTAGGCCTTGACCATCTGGCCGTGCCGTTCACCCTCCGGCATGCAGGCGATGTCCTGCATGGTCATGGGCTGGACAGATGCCAGCACGTCGCGCTCGATTGCCTGGCCCTGCACCCACCGACCGAACTCGTAGCGGCCCGGCGCGTTCCAGCGGAACAGGACCGGTTGTCGGAATTGGCTCATTTGTTCACCCGGTGTGTGATGGAATCCCGCATCTTGCCAGTGTCGATCATGGCCTTGGAGTGACCCTTGGCTGCGACCGTAGCCGGCTTCAGCGGCGGTGGGAAATTCGCGGAATTGACGTGAGCCCGCACGATGTCAGCCACGTCGGCCCCGAGGTCGGCGGCAGCCGTCTGCTTGCTGGCCCGGCGGTCGAGGATGGCCGCAGCCGCGGCAGCCACAGCAGCCTGGATGGCCCGGCCGTTCTCCTCGATGCTGCGGGTCTGCCAGTGGCGGGCTGGCACCTTGCCGTCGGCACTCCCGAACTCTTGCACAGTGGCGTAGGTGGCGACTGCCGGGTCCAGGATGCCGACATCCACAGTGGGCATGTCCAGGAGCGCTGACTTGATCTTGTCCCAGGTCGCTCGTTTATCGATCACAGCCACAGTCCGACCCCCCTGTGTAAGGAGACACGAGAAAGCCCGGCACGTGATACTCCGTCGGCTGCCCTTCTGCCTCCAGCAGGTCCTTGAGCATCCGGCCCCAGAACGACCAGCCCAGCGGGTCAGAGCCCTGTGTGTTGACGTAGGTGCGGGACAGGTCGCCCTCACGCTCAGTCAGCACCTGGGCCGTCTGTGTCCGGGTCGCCCGCAGATGCAAGGCGTACAGGGCAGCGGCGAAGGCCTGCTTCGCCGGCGAGACCTTCTGCAGCTTACCCCAGGCCAGGGCCAGCTTGACGTACAGGGTCATGCCCGCCGAGGCCTCGCCCAGGGAGGTGATCTGGTCCAGGACCTCCCGCTCAGTCATCACTCGACCTCCGGTTCAGCGGCGGCCTTCTTGCTGCGCTTGGGCTTGGCTTCCACTGCCGCCTCTTCGTACTCCGTACTGGGTTCCAGGACGGGATCAGCATCCACAGAGGCCAGCATGTCGCCAGTATAGCCGTCCAGCTCAATCTCGGCGCCAGGGCGGACCGTGTGTGAGCCAATGACCAGCTCGAAGCTGTGATCGTTGCGGTAGGTCTTAGTCATCCTCGGGATCCTCGGGAAAAGAAAAAGCCCGCCGAAGCGGGCTTTCGGGCGGTCACCGTGTAGTTTACACGATGCCGGCGGCGGTCACGATGGCTTTCGAGTTACCGACCACCAGACCGGCAGTGCGGCTCTCGAAGATGACCTTGACGCCCAGGCCATCCCGCTGCTCGGGGTGGCGCTGGCCGAACATCGGCAGCCAGATACCGCCCGCGGCCGCGGACTTCTGCATGGCCAGGATGTCCTTGCCGCCGAGGGTCTTCATCGCCACGGACTCGACGACGTTCACACCCGGGGAGGTTTCAGCGAAAATGGCTAGAGCAGTCTTGCCGTTGATGTGCTTCGAGGCAGCCAGCTCCATCGCGTCGCCCGACAGGTACAGCGTGTCGGCGCGGACCAGGCCGTTCGTGCGAGTGGCTACAGCGCGGACCAGAGCACGCATGTCACGGGCGATCTCGGCGGCGCCTTTGGTCTCCCACAGCTTGGAACTGCCGGTACCGTCGTTCTTGATCTCAACCTGCGCGAAGTCGAAACCATTGAAGCCGGTGATGCCGTGTGCGGCGTCGCCCCGCCAGAAGATCCGGTCGATCTCGGCGGCTTGAGCGATCATTGCGGCCTGATGCTTGCCCAGGTCCAGCGGCGTGCCAGAGCGAGCCGCCGCTTCCAGTTCCATCGTGCTGAAACGGATGTGGTTGGCGATCTGGAACAGGGTCGCGTTGCGGTTGATTTTGCCGATGTCGGCAGCCGGGATGTCAGTCGCCTGGTTGTGGACGATCTGGGCGCGACCGTAGGAGTCGTACTCGCTCGACTCAACCGACGTGTGCGCGCCCATGCCCGCGCCCAGGGTCGGGAACAGGCGGACGGCTTCCGGCTGGATGGCCAGGGTCTGCAGCAGGCCGCCATACACGGCTTGCATCTTGCTGGACACCAGGGCGCTGCCAGCGTCGTCCAGGTTCAGCAGGTTTTTGATCAGGTCAGACATTTCTACCTCGATGAGAGATAGGGCGCATTATAGCGCCCTTGGGTTCGTCACTTGGTGGTCAGGACCTGAACGTCAATCAGGCCGCCGTTGGCAGTCGCCTGCTTGGCGACCAGGGTCAGGAAGGCGGGTTTGTTGCCGCCGGTCGCTTCAGCCATCACGGCCTTCTGCGTGCCGTGATAGTTCAGACGAGCATTGGCGTCGACTTTGCCGGAGGCCTTCACTGTGATGGTACCCTGTGTCAGGACGCCGACAGGCTGGTCCTTCAGGTACTTGCCGTTGCCGACACACACGTGGCTGGCGACGGCGAAGCCGATCAGGTTGCCGTTGGATGCCTCGACCACGGTGCCGTTGGCCTCCAGGGACACAGCGGCGCCAAACGGGATGTCGGCACCGGCGGGGAACGTTTCGATGGCAGTCGGGCTGTAGCCGTGCTGGATCATGCCCGGGCTGGATTTGGGGATGTTGTACATTTCAGACCTTCAGGAAGTTGAAAGCGGACACGACCTGCGTGGCAGCAGGCTTGGCTTCGACCGCCTTCGCGGGCTCGGCACGGACAGTCTTGACGACATCGAACGCGGCACGGATGTACTCGTCGCTCTTGCCGTCAAGTTTAACAGACGGTTGGGCATGCGACAGCACAGCACGCATCGTGGCGATGGCGGTGCCTTCCGGCTTCACGCCGAACTGCTTGGCCACGTCGGCGGCGGCGTACTCCTCAGCCACGTCAGCACGCACGGCGGCTTCAATCTGATGCCGGATCTCGGCCAGCTGCTCGCTGGTGATCTCGGCGGGCTTGACTTCGGCCTTCAGGCGCTCGACTTCAGCCTGCAGGGCGTCGCAGCGTGCCTGCAGCTGATCGGCGGTCTGGGCTTCCGCCGTCTTGACTTGTTCATCCATCCTTGGGAACTCCTTCATCGAGAACCTGGCGTTGCCCGCTCGGCCTCGGGTGACAATTGACAGATGGTTGCAGCGGATGTTCCGTTGGAGCGCGTCATACTTGACGCCCTCAGGCGTGACACCAGCCTTGGCAACCGTGTCCACAGTATACCCTACGGACAGCTCTGATTTCAAGCCTGATTCGATCAGATCGATGGCCCGCTTGTCGTGGACCACCACTCGTGCTCGGAGGTTCTGACCGTCTCTCCAGGGCTCGCCCAGGATGGCGCCGACTACCACGGAGCGGACGTTGTCCGAACGGACCATGAAGGCTGGGTGGTCGATGGTCAGCGGTCGACCCACGAACGAGGCTAACGACTCAGGCGCGAACACCTCTTCAGGTGGCCGGTACTCCGCCAGGTCCTTGCCGTCGCGCCGGTACATCTGAATGCCGGTGCGCGCTATCACAGGGGTGTCGATGATGTACCCCTCGGGGGTTTTGTGTGGGCTCATTCTGTCTCGATCGGGTTCAGATTGCGCGGGAAGATCGGCTCCGCATGGCAGCGGCACCGGATCTCCCAGCCAGGGTGCGTCGCTCCATTGTACGAGAACACCTGCCCATCCCTGGCCTGGTGTGTCGGGCGGACGCGGCTGTCACGCTCACTGATCCACTTGTACGCGATGGAGCCGAGGGACTGGAACCGCGCTCGGTTCAGCACCTCCACACCCTTGTTGAACTGGTCGTCAGCGATCAGCTCGGCACGATTGTGAGCCATGCCCAGCACCCGCACCAGCTCTTCCTTGATCTTCTCAGGCTGGCCAGCCCACTGTGTCAGGATCTGGGTTGCCCGCTCCGTGTGTCGGTCAGTCAGCGAGCTGATGAGACGGACTTGCTCGGTGACCCATCGGTCCCGCTCGGCCGCCAGCCAGCGCTCGACCCTGGTCCGCTGGTTCGCGTTCAGGCCCTTGAAGTCGGCTGAGGCTGGGATGTCCACGCCGGTCTTTGACTTGGCCAGCATCCGGAACTGCCGGTCCTGGAAGCGGCTCAGGTAGATGTGGAACCACTCCAGCTTACCCCGGACGGAATCCACCTCCTCCAGGTCGACGAATGGCCAGACTGCGGTCACAGTTCGCTTGAGAGCCTTGGCGTAGTCGACGGCCGATGGCCACTCGACGTACTTCTTCCCCTCACGCACCCGCGACATCGAAGCCCTCCGCTGACAGCAGGTTGCGGGCCTGCTCGTTGTCGAGCACACCGTGCTGGAGCAGCCGGTCCAGGGCCGTCGAGAGCCGCTCGAGTCTCTGAGCACGCTCCGACTGGCTCTCACGTGTCAGGTCCTCGAACTTAGGTCGCTCGCCGGAGAGGAACTCCAGGACGGCTGCAGCCTGGGTCTCCTGATACTGCCGAACCTGTGCGCGCCAGTTATGCACCTCGCCGCTTGCGACACTCAGGCCGCCGGAGGCCGCATCACCGAACAGGATGCGCGCAGGAATCCCGGAGGCAGCACAGACGGTCTCGCGGGCGGCCTCGATGGTCGGCTGAGCGGCCGACATCTGGGCCGATTGGATGGCGTAGTCCTCGGCACCGTCAATCACGACGGTGTTGCGGATGCCGCGGGCGGCATCCACGAGGGCTATCCGCTGCTCGACCAGCTGACGACCGTTGGGTGTCTGCAGGTAGCGTGACAGGTCCGGGATCTTGTGAACGGGCTGCTGGGACCTCTCCAGGCCCATCACAGCCATGTCCACGGCCTTCAGGTAGCGGGTGACAGCGGCCTTGATGCCATCACGGTCCATCAGGCCCTTGACGGTGAGGAACTCACCCTGCTGGTAGGTGGCCCCATCCACGAGGATCTCGACCGGGGTGCCCCTGTGCTCGCCTACAGTGGCGGACCGCAGGACGGTGCAGGTCGCCCGATCCAGGACTCGGCCGGACTTCAGGATGATCGACTCACCATCACGCTCAGCTCGTGCCAGGGCCCGGGCAGCAGCCCGTGACAACTCGGCGGCCTGCTGGTGCTCGGTCCGCCAGCCGCCTACAGCCGCCCAGGGCAGGATGGCCCAGATACGGGAGAGACCCTCCTTGCGGCTGGGAAGGCCCAAGGGCTCCAGGCCGGTCTTCATGAACAGGTCCTCATAGGCCCCGTCTTGGGTGATGGTTGCAGTCGTGTCAGTCACAGGAGCCCCGTCAGTTGGAAAGCGGCCGTCTCCGTCAGGCGGTTGAGAGCGCGCGAGATGGCGTCAATTGTATCATCGTGCTTCCCGACGGGGGCCGCTGCGAACTCGTCGAGCACAGGCCGGGCCTGCTCCGCCGGGCAGACCACGTGGAAGCGTCCGTCTTGCACGATGGAGCTGAGCGGTCTGGCACGGGTCATCTTGTCGCCGGTCTCCCGGCTGGTGTGCACGGCATACCCGGTCAAGGCGATGGAGTACTGGTCGGCTGCTCGCTTGCCGGCGGCCCCAGGGTCGATCGGCAGGGACTGCTCGACCAGCGGGCCGTCCATGGCGGCCACCCGCTTGATCGTGGCATCCACCTTGGCTGAGCCCCACTGGCCGCGGACCACATCCATCAGATAAACCCTGCCGGTCTCGTCGTGGATGCCCACGAGAGCCCCCACCGTGTAGTCGCCTGCCCCTTCTGTGGCGGCCAGGTCCCAGCCCCGGCACAGGCGGAGCTGCGGCAGGATCGAGCCCTCTGACACCATCACTATATTAGAGGGGTCCAGGTAGCCGCCGGACCGCGGGGCCGGCTGCTGCTGGAGCTGACTGGCCGACCCGTAGGGGCCAAGCCGGCGCTCTAGGGCTTCCACAGCTGCGGCATCAAACCGCTCAGGGAAGAACAGGGCACCCTCCGGCCCGCCGGCCCGCGGATCAGTGAAGCGGCGGGTGTTGTTGACGAACTTCGAGTCCCACCGCATCGGAATGATCAATTTCTCGTAGGCCGGGTCTGACAGCGCGATAGCAGCCGGATCCGACTCGTGGATTCGCTGCATGATCATCACGATGGCCGACTTCCGGTCATTCACCCGGCTGGGCACGGTCTCGTTGAAGATGCGGCCGGCCTCCTCGATGGCGGCCCGACTGAAGGCATCTTCCACAGTCATCGGGTCGTCGATGATCACGCGGTCACCCCGCTCGCCGGTCATGTTCCTGAAGGCCATGCACACGCGCTGCCCGTAGGTCGTGGTCTCGAAGTTGACCTTCGAGTTCTGGTCCTTCGTCAACTCGACGTGGGGGAAGAGGGAGCGGTACTCTGGGCTCTGCACTAGCCGGCGCATCTTGCGGGCGTCGCGGGCCGACAACTGCGTGTTGTGGGCCACGCCGATGAACTTCAGGTTCGGGCGTCCGCAGGCCCACTCCCAGGCCGGCCACATGACGGACACAAGGAGGCTCTTCATGGAGCCCGGAGGCACGTTGATGACTAGGCGGGTGATCTCCCCTCGCGTGACGGCCTCCAGGTGCTCGCACATGGCGTCCAGCGCCCAGCCCCAGGCAATGGGGCGGCCGTTCTCCAAGACTGGCCAGAAGACGCCGACGAAGTTCCGCAGGCTGCGGGTGGCGTACTCCCTGAGCAGCTGGGTGGCGAGGGCGTCAGTCTTCACAGGACGGGCGCCCGGCCGATGGCCGCGAGGGCAGCCTTGATCTGGGTGGACTCTGTGTCAGCCAGGTCCAGGGTCTCCGTCTTGATGGCGGCGCCGCCGGTCACGTCCAGCAGCCGGCCGAGGGCCTGCAGACGAACGGACTCGGACTCAGCCCCGAGGGCGAGCTGGTACAGCCCCTGCATGGCGCGGGCTCGCACAGCTGCCATGTTGGACTCGGTGATTTCGAGCTGTCGGAGCGACAGCTCGTTCTGCACGTCGTCGCGGTCGAGGAGGATCTCAGCGACCTGGGCTTCGCGCCCCTTCCACACGTTGAGACGGCGTAGGGCCTTCCGGCCGTTGTAGTCGACCAGGTAGGACTTGATGAAGTCGTCCAGCGACACACCCTGGAAGATATCCTCCCACGGGAGATCACGGAGGGATGACTCATTGATGGGTGGCATGGAAGGTGCGGGCATCGTCTGTGAAAGGCTCGAGATCAGCCTCGATTCTACCATCCAGGCCTGTTCGGAGGGCCGGATGGGGCCCTCCACGTACCCAGTACTGGGTGCTCAGATGACTGTCAGGCCAGAGATTTCGCGTGCCTGGCCGTTGAGCACAGCCGGCATTGTGTCAGTCAGCAGCGTCAGGCGCCCTGTGCTGGCCGTCGCCCGCAGGGTCAGGAGGCCGGTCGAGCGGTTACCGACGACCTCTGTGCCCTGCATGTCGGCCTTCACCCCCAGTGGCTCATCCGGCGTGTAGCGCTTCGAGTACCCCGGCTCGATCCCGTTGGCCCTCGTCCAGGACTGGTCGACTGACACGCTGGCGTCGCGGTACGGGCCGTTCAGCAGGTTGCCCCTGATCTCGGTCGACTGAGCATCGTTGCCGACGTAGACGTGAGCCTGGGCGGATGTACCGGCAGCCAGGGCCACCGTGTTGCCGATGAAGGCGATGTCGTCGGTGCCGCAGTAGGCCTGGAGCACCCCCTGACCCTCGGCTACGGTCGAGGACAGCATGTTGCCGACCACATCCACAGTCCGGGTGCCGTAGGCGGTGTGAATGCCGCTGGACTTGAACTCGGTGATGATGTTGCCCTTGATCAGGCCGTCGCGGCATGAGTCCTGGGCGCTGACACCCCGCATGTTCCCCATGAAGGAGTTGCCCTCCACACGGAAGCCAGGCGTCGAGGCCAGGGCCAGGCCATAGTAGCCACCCTGCACGGTCGAGCTGGTCATCACGACCTTGCCGGCCGGCATCAGGACTGTGGTAGGGGTCTTGTAGGCCAGGTACCAGTCCCGCTGAGGGTGCCCCAGGGTGCCTGCCACGTCGACGGCCGGGATGCCGGCACCGCCGGTGGGCTGGCCGCGCTCATCTGAGGCCATGAACGAGCAGCGGTCGATGATCACGCCGCCGGACTGCACTGCGGTTGAGGACTTGACCGACAGGCAGCGGGAGCGGCCGGCCGGGACGTTGAAGTCGCCCGGGTTGCCATCCATGGCCCGGCGGATGTCCTTCGGCTCGCCAGCAAAGATGCAGCCCTCAAAGCCGACCTCAGCCCGGCAGGCGTAGGCGTACACGAGGGCCTCCATGTGTTGGGTGGCTGTGCCCAGCAGACAGAAGGTCGTTCCGACGAATCGCAGGGGGTTGACCCGATCGCGCGGGAGGATGCCGGCACGGGCTGTGGCAGTCGGCTCGATCACGAACACACCGCCGAGGATCTCAGTCACGTTGTCGTGGATGGTCAGCTGCTCGCCGCGGTAGTGGAACAGCAGGCCGCGGCAGTCCAGCACCGTGCCCGGCCTGGCGGCCTCCATCTGGTTCCGGAGGCCGGTAATTGACTGCGGGGTGTCCACCTTCCAGCCGCCGTGGCCGCCGGTGGCTTTCCGGACGTTCGGGGCGAGCGAGATGATAGGCGGCACCCGGGCGGGTGTCGGGGCGAGGGTAAGATGCCCGTCAGGGGCAGTGGTCTGAAATGGCATGTAGAGGGGCTCCTTTCAGCGGCCTTTGAGGGAGGAGGCCCACTGGTCGAAGGCCTCGATCGTCACTTCACCACCTATCTTAACCCGGAGCAGGTCGGCCACCTGCGGGAGGAGGTGGCCATACTGGCAGCCGACGCCGGCAGCTGCGCACGCCCTGGTCATGGTAGCCTGCTCAACCTCAATGCCGGCCACAAGCCTCCGCATGATGCCCCGCAGCTGCCCTGTGGTTGTCACTGGCCACCACACGTCCGCCACGGCGGGCTGAGCCGTCGGCAGGGCCAGCTTGGCGTAGGAGCCGGACGTGTCCATCGTCACGATGACCGGCTTCGTGCCGTGCAGGTTGACGTGAGTCGCCATGTCCTCAGCCTTGCCCCAGGGCAGGCCCAGCTTGGCCGCCCAAGCAGCCGTGACCAGCAGACTGATGCGGTCGGTCCAGCTGAGGCGACACCACTGACGTCCGTTCTTGTCGAGCACCACCCGGGCCCGGCGGGTGACAGGCAGCAGGCAGGGCACGGCCCCGCTCATCGTGCGGGCCGGCAGCACAGCCATCGGAGGCTCGGCGTTGGCCAGCACGTGCTCGGTCTTGGAGAAGATCTCGAAGACGTGACCACAGGTCGGGCACCGCTGGGCCGAGGCGTGACAGGAGCCCTCGCACACAGGGCAGTGCTTTTTGGCAGCCTCGCCGCCGCCCTTCACCTTCCGGCTGGGGATCCTCGGGTTGTCGATCGGGCCGCAGCGACCGGTGTTGTCCGTGTAGTCCAGCACCAGGCAGTCCAGCTTACCGAGGAAGATCCGCGTGCCGCGGCCGAGGATCTGCACCCACAGGGCAGATGCCTTGGTCGGCCGGAAGACGACCAGCACGTCGATGTCGGGCACGTCGAAGCCTGTGGTCAGGGCCGAGACCGAGACCATCCAGCGAAAGGCATGCCCGTGCTTGAAGCGGTCGATCAGGTCCTTCCGCTCGCCGGACGGGGTCTCGCCCGTCACGAGGGCGCAGGTCTCGCCGTGCTGCAGCAGCAGCTCGACGATCCGCTTGGCGCACTTGACGGTCGGGGCGAAGATCAGACCCTTCCGGCGGCCTGCAGCGTCCTGAAGCATCTGCGGGATCAGCTCAGGTAGCAGCGGCTCGATCCGATGTGAGGCGGCGCCCTCAGAGTAGTCCCCGTTGACCGCCAGCTTGACGCCCGCCATGTCGATGGCCGACACAGGGCCGGCAACCAGCGGCGACAGGTAGCCGTCACTCAGCAGGCGGGCGAAGGCCTCAGGCGAGCCAGCCGAGTAGATCTCATCCTCGAACACGCCGGCGCCGATCAGGGGGCCATCCATCCGCCACGGGGTGGCTGACAGCCCGATCAGCTGCACGTCCGGGTTGTTCTGGCGGATGCCGGCCAGCAGCTGCCTGTACATCGTCTTCGGGTCGGAGCTGACCAGGTGACACTCGTCGATGATCACCCGGTCGAACCGGCCGGCCGAGGCGACGTTGCGGAAGGCGGAGCCGACGGAGCAGACCACGACCTGGTTCTGCCAGTTCTTCTTGCCGACGGCTGCAGACACGATGCCGATGGGCTGACCCAGCAGTCGCTCGATGGCGGCGCCGTTCTGACGGACGAGGTCGCCGTTGTGGATAGCGACCAGAACGCGGCCACCGTGAGCGAGCGTGTCTGCCACGGCATGGGCGATGACGACCGACTTGCCTGCCCCGGTGGGCAGGTTGACGACACCAGCACGGCCGGTGTATGCCCGGATGGCGTCGATTGCTTCTTGCTGATACCAGCGCAGTTCCATGGAGCGCTTCCCCCCTTCTACATGATCGGAGTGTAATTCTGACACAGTTCGGTGCCGGCGGCAATACCGCAGCTCACCTTGCCGTTGCCCTCGAACGACGCATGTACGCAGGTGCGACAGGAGGCTACCGGCGCGCTGCCGTCGTGACAGAAGGCCTTGTGGTCACAGAAGCGGCAGCGGAAGTCCGTGTCCTGCAGCTTCGACGGGATCAGGCCGTGGGTGATGTCCGCGGCCAGGTTCAGGGCCTCGGTCGGCTCACCCTCGTAGTCGACGAGGTAGACCTGGATGGCGTCCGTGTCCTTGCACGAGGCCAGGTAGAGGGCCCGCTTCAGACCAAGCCCGTGCATGCCACACTGCATCTGTGTCAGGTGCTCAGGCTTGATCTGGCCATCCCTCTCGAGCTTGTCCCAGGCCTTCCGGTTCACGGTCTTGAACTCAAGCACGGCCAGAGAACCGTCCTGCAGGCGGATGACGCCATCCACAGAGCCCTGCAGGTCGCCGGTCTTGTAGCTGATCTGGCCGCCGTCCTTGCTGACGAGCTTCAGCTGGAAGCCAGCCACCTGCAGGCAGGCGGCCAGGCGGGCCTCTTCCATGTGACCGCGGTTGAAGAGTCGCACCATCCGGCCGCTGCCGGCAGCAGCGTCAGGTGAGGCCTTCCGGTAGCTCAGGGCGACAGACCGAGGGCACTCCCGGCCGATCACGCTGGCACCCAGGTGGCCTCGCACGCGGTTGGCCTCGTCCTTCCAGTCGGTGCAGCGCTCAAGCCACTGTGCCTGGGCCCGTCTCCAGGCTGCGGGGTCGGCGGCCACTGCCTCGTCAATCTTCCGCTCGATGTCCAGGCACCGCTCGGGCTGGGGCTTCAGGAATTCTCCGAACATGTGGGGGTCCTCAGAAATGGAAAGGCCCGGGAGAACCGGACCAGTGTGTCAGCCGTTGACCTTCAGGAACTCGCTGCAGTGCAGGAGGGCGGCTTGCTTGGTGAACCAGTAGTCCACCCCGATCGTGGCCTTCTGCCTGCAGACGGTGGGGAAGGAGCCCTCAGGCGTCTCGTAGGCGGCGAAGTAACCGTCGATCGTCCGGCCTTCCGCGATCAGCTTGGATCGGGACCGGATTTTGGCTGCCTCGAGGGCAGCCAGGTCGTCGCTTCCGAACATGCTGGCCGCCTCCGATCAGAACGGGATGTCGCTGAAGTCGTCAGCGGCTGCCGCCGGCTTCGCTGCCGGGACCTCGCCCCCGGTCTCTTCCGGAGCCGCAGCAGGCTGAGCGTGACCCACCGGCAGTGACGAGATCTGACGACCGGCCGGGCGGGTAGCTGCTGCAGGAGCAGCCGCAAGGGCAGCAGCGGTAGCCGACTTGGGGGTACCGTTGACCGGGCCGATCGGGCGGAACTCAGGGCGATCAACGCCCTTCGTGTCGGGCTTCATCTTGACCCAGACCTTCACACGCAGGCCGATCAGACCCTGCGGGTTCGTGGCACGGGCGCCGGAGTACTTCAGGATCAGGGCCAGGTTCCGCTGGGCGATCTCAGCCGTCTGCGACCGGCCATCGCCGTGGCCAACCAGTAGGTCCCAGAAGCCCGTCTCACCGCTGTCGGCTTGCACGCGGAGGGTCAGCTTCTGGTAGCCAGCCTGGGTCTGCCGCATCTCGGCGTTGCGGATGGTCAGCACATACTCACCAGTCTGGGTGAAGTTCACGAAGCTGCCAGTAGTGGGCTGCTGATTGGCGGCTTTGTTCTGGAATTCGGTGGAGTTTGCAACTGCCCAGAAATCATACGTCATGGTAATGCTCCTTGAAAAATGCGGTCTTGGTTGAGGTGTGACCGCGGTGATTGAGATCGTACTGCCTTGTTCCTGCGGAGTCAAGCGCCTTTCTGTCGGTCGGCTTGACTCATCTGCAACTTTCCAGGGCCCCCAGGAGGGCCAGGAGAATGACGACCGTCAGACCTACGTAGCCGCTGATGCCCATTACTGTATCTACCTCAGATCGCAGAGGCAAGCGTGAATGCCGGGTCAGCACTCGAGTCGTATTGCCGGAACATGAACCCGCAGTAGCCCTTCTCCAGACACTGGCGGGGCGACCCCTCGGTACCGACGGTGCCGTTGACCAGCGCCCAGTAGCCGTAGGCCAGCCCGATGCACATGGCTTGTGACTGCACCCAGGTGATCTCGGACAGCTCAGCGAAGGTCTCACCTCGCTCGGAGATGCAGCGGTCGGTCTCCAGTTTGATCCAGGCGTCCACCCCGTTGCCCATCGCGCCGGCCAGGCCCCACTTCAGGCTTTCTCCGACCATGCGGTACTCCATCACAGCCCGGGCCACGCCGAGGTTGAGGTACTTCAGCTCATCGCCGGACACAGGGGCCTCGTCAGTGGTGGGGGCCCCGAACGGGGCGCCACCCACGGTTGACAACGGGTCCAGATGCTCAGTCGTGACGGCCACATCGATCTTGGGCTGCTCAGCCAGGGTGGCTTCGGTCTGCTGGACAGGCGCGGCAGGCTCAGGAGCCCCTGTGTCAGCGGCAGAGCCACAGGCGGCCAGGACGGAGGCCAGAGCCAGGGGGAGGAGAGTGCGTTTCATGATTGGGATTCCTTGAAGGGTTCATGTCCGGGGCCTTGTGCCCCTCACCGTGACCAGAACTTTACGCCCCGATCACGGTATCGTCAAGCACTTTTTTCACTCAGCGGGCTTGCTGATCCGGTCGATGATCCGGCCGATGTGAGCTGGGCACAGTTCAGGCAGCCTGCCGCTGCGGTCCTTGGCCGTGAACGAGCCGTCAGACACGAAGCGGAGAGTCCGGCGGATCTGCTGCGTGCCATCCTCCTTCGTGACCGTGTCGATCACCAGACGGCCGACCAGGTCCAGCAGGTACGGCAGACGGTCCTGGAATTTCTGACCTGGGACCATCGGGGCATAGATGCGGCGGCCCATCTCGTCCTGCACGACAGTCGACTTGCCAATCCAGATCACGGAGCACGGCAGGTCACGCAGTTGGCGGATCAACCGTGTGATAGCAGCCTCGGCCTCCGGATAGGCCTTGCGGGGGTCCGGGTTCTTCTGCATGGCGTCAGCCAGGACGATCTCGGCGATCTCGGACAGCGAGTCGAAGATGACCGTGCCGTACTCGGCCGCGTGGTCGATGGCGTACTTGACGGCTTCACGAGCCGTCTTGATGTCACTGACCTCGATGTACGGGACATTGTGGCCGGCGAGCGACAGCAGACCACCCTCAGCGCTGATGATCAGCGGGCGATCGCAGGTCAGAGCTAATCTGGTCTTGCCGACGCCGGAGTCTCCATAGATCAGCGCGTGGATCTTGGCGGACTGCTGGATGGATGCGGTACTTTTGATCATGCTTTCACCTCATGAAACTTGATGGCCGCCGGAGCGGGCCGGGTCGTAATGAAATGCTTCTGGGCTTCCGTCGGCGTGTGCCTGGCGGGCAGGCTGTAGGTCGGCGTCAGACCGTCCAGAAGTGACGGGTCTTGCAATGATGCCTCACGAAGAGCCTTGTTGTCAAGCGTCGCCCGTGTGGAGGCCTTCACGGTAACGCGCTGACCATCAATCTCGCCGTCGAACTGGTCAGCGTGCAGGCCAAGCCACTCGCGGATGCGGTCGGCCTTCTCCTGGCGCTCTGCGATCTCGATCAGCAGGTCGCGGTAGGCCCGCAGGCCCCGCTCGACGGTCTCCTGATTCATTCGGAGACCTCGTTCTTGACGGTAGCGGCCAGCGTGGCCAGGCCGAACAGGTAGTCAAGCACGACTTGCTGCTCGACGTAGGTGGTGGTCTCGTAGTAGTACCACTCATCGCCTGCACGCTGGAGTGCGTAGTCACCCACCCGCTCGTCGATCGGCATGTCGGGGGCGGCGGCCATTAGCTCCACGTCGTCGAACGGCAGCACGTGGCCGGTCGTGTTGACCTCACGACCGTCCTTCATCCCGCACGCAGGGGACAGGGAGGCGAACAGCTCCAGGTCTCCGTCAGACGCCTCGGCACCCTCCAGGCTCAGCAGGGCCAGCTTGCCGGCGATCGACGGGGCGGCCCGGACGAACTGGTACCGGCTGCCCAGGCGGCGCAGGGACTGGCAGGCCTCGTAGGCGTGCGGGAGGACGATCAGGATTGCAGGCTGGCGGCTTCGGGCGGCCGCAAACAGCTCTGCAGGGGTTGCGACTATCTGTGTCATGGCTCGTATGCTCCTGGACGATGCCGGCACCAGCCGGCCGGCCGATTAAGAAGAGCGACCAGTATAGGGGCCGGTCGCGGGAAAGTCAAGCCTTGGCGGGCTCCCAGACGGGTACGCGGTAAGCGACGCCGCCGAACACGATCAGCAGAGCCTTGTGCTGACCGCGCTCACGGCGGGGCTCGTAGTAGACTGCGAGCACAGTGGATCGGGGCACCCCCTTGAAGGCCCGCAGGTCGTAGGCGGCGCCGCAGTGGCTGAACCACACCCGACCGAAGGCGCGCTTGATGCACATCTCACTGTGCCAGTCGGCCAGCGTGGAGGAGACCTGTGCCCGGTCCGCGAGTGACAGGTCACCCCAGGAGTGGACGTGGTTCAGGGCTTTCATCACGCGGCCTCGCGGCGGTTCTTGCGGCTGCGGAGCCAGTTGCGGGCGATGATCTCGATGATCGTGAGCCCGACCCAGGTCCCTAGGATGATGCCTGCGGTGGTGAGGGCTTCCATGATGTATTCCTACGGTGAATAGCGGCCGGCATTCGATCGGTTGCCGGCCAGGACCGTGCTGTGTGGCAGCGATGAGCGGATTCTGCCAGAGTCAGGAGGGGGAGTCAACCCCCTCCGAGTCATCAGACGCTGTACAGCTTCGGGCTGTAGGGTTGCACCAGCGCGTAAGCCAGACCGAGACCCTGCTGGCCGACTCGGACCTTGCGGATCACCCCGAGGTCACGCTCCATCACGCCGAGCACGCGGGAGATCAACAGCCAGTCGTCCTGCCCGGCCTTCCGGATGACCCGGGAGAGCTTCGGGTTGCGAGCCACGATGGTCTGCATGCAGGCCGCAGGCAGCCTGTTGTCGACGGGCTTGTCCTCCTCGTCCAGACCCTGCAGCAGCTCGCTCTGCGGGTTCAGCACGGCCTCCGTCATGCAGCGGTGCAGCGTCTCACTGACGATAGTGCTGGCGCTCTTGTCGGCCTCAGCGATGTCCTGTCGCATCAGGTCCAGGTGGCAGGCCACAAACCGGATGGCCCAGGCGGCGATGTCCTCTGTGATGGTCGGGGCCATCAGGTTGTTGACGACCGCCACGGCCGTCGCCAGACGCTCGGCACGGGCATGCACCCGGGCAGCAGCATCAGCCAAGGTCTGCTTGCCGGCTCGCCTCCAGGCGGCGGCCTGACGGGCACGGCGGCCGCTGTGGTCGCGCATCAGGTTCTCAGCCTCGCGGGTCATCTGCACCCTGTGATAGGCCGGGGTCTCGCTGCCGGCGACCTTCTCCTGCAGCAGGGCGATCTTGCGGATGACCGACATGGAGGCCTCTGACACAGGGGTGCCGGTGCCGCGGAGCATCTGCATGCCCTCGTACCAGTTGACTACGGTCAGGCGGGACAGCAGGCCGGAGCCGCTGGCATCCGATGACAGCAGGTGCTCGAGGTACGCCGGCTGCGTGTCGGCCACCATCGACAGGTAGAAGTGACGAGGAATCGACGCACCCTGCTGTGTCAGCGTCAGCTCAGCTGGGCTGGACGGTGCCCGGTCGAACATCTGGATGACCTGCCGCAGGCCTACGGAGCCGACCTGGTCAGTGGCCAGGCGAGCCAGGTCCGTGCCGATCTCTGACCAGTGGATTACGCCCGCAGGGATCTGTGCCCGCAGCTTGGCCACAGCTGCCCGACCGCCAACCACAGAGGCCGCCACGGCGCAGGCCGGGTTCGTCTCGGAGAACAGACCGACGATGGTGCTGGCGATGTTCTTGCCGGCGCCGGGAGGGGCGCACAGGACGACGTGGTTCGTGATGCCGAACGAGTCGCCGGACGGGCTCGAGAAGTTGCGGGCGGCCAGACCCGACACCGCAGCCAGCAGAGTAGCCGAGGCGAAGTCAGCAGGCACTTCACCGCGGACGCTACCCACCAGCTCAGTCACGATCCGGCCGGCCAGGCCCGGGGGCAGACCGGCATTGCCCACACCCTCGGTCTCGACCACGGCCACCGTGTCTTCCACGGCAGGGGCCTCTTCCAGCTCGCCTCCATCGCTCGTATGCACCTCGGCACTTACGACCATCTCGGCGGCACGGGCGAACAGACGGTCCATGGCGAGCCCGGCAGGGTCAGCGACAGCTTCAGCCTCGGAGGCAGCATCGACCGCGGCCAAGGCCTCGGCCTCCTCATCCACCTCATCCAGATCATCACCCGACCACTCAATCACGCCGTCTTCATCGACCGTGAAGCGTGTCACATGGGTCGGCTCAGGCTGTGCTGGCAGGCCCAAACGGCGTTTGATTGTCTCGTTTTCTGAGACACCGCTGATGAGGACCCGGGCCATGTCCAGGTACTCCGGGTCAATCCCGCGGCGAGAACGGATGGAGCCGATGGTCCGCTCGACGTAGTTCGTCATGGCCTTCTGCCGCTGGCCCAGGCCGCTCTTGCGGAAGGTGGCGGCCACCACAGCATCGTCGGTCGTGGCCCAGCACAGGGCTTCGATCAGCGCCATGTCAGCCTCGGACTGCGACGGATAGCCCAAGGCTTGCCAGTCACCCCCCCACAGGTTGCGGACCTTCTCCTGGCCCCACACGCGCTTCACGGCCTCTCGGCAGGCCTCGTCCGAGACTTCACCTGTGGCAGAGGTCAAAACAGGCTTGGAGACGTTCTTGAGGCCTCCCAGGCGGGCCACCAGGCGGTCGATCTCGTCCTGGCGAGGCTCGACCGAGTCGCGGCCTTCGATCACGTCGCCGGTCACGATGATGAACCGCTCCTGGCCGTAGACCTCGATGTCCTGGTGGGCATCACGGACGCCACCGGCCAGGTTGGCCCGGACGAAGATGTGCGTGCCTCGGCCGCTGGCCGAGGTCTCAGCGTAGGAGTCCAGCCACCGGACCATACCCATCTGGTCACCGCGGTAGCCCTCGTCCACGTCAACCACAGTCACACCGCAGCCGGGGGTCAGCAGGGCACCCACACGGGCGGCTGGGCCGAGGCTCTTGGCAGCCTTCCAGGCCTCAGCAGCAGTCATCCAGGTGATAGGATTCGTCGGCGACAGCGGCATCCAGCGGCCGGTCGAGGAGACCCCCCAGGGGCGCTTGTCACCCTCCGCAGGGTTGCGGGCGACACCCCAGTGCTTGATCAGTTGGGACAGCTTCATGTGATTGGACCCTCATGTCCGATGTAGAGACGCCATGGTACACGCCCTGCACAGGGGAGTCAACAGCATGTACCGCAGGAACGACAAAAATCACTCGGGCTCAGGCCCACCGCCCGTCACCCGGTCAGCTTGGCGTCAGACCAGGATCAGGGCGGCGAACCATTCACCAGAGTGATAGCACCGCACAACTCGCGTTGTTGGGTGCAGACACAGTGCCCGGCCGAGCCTCTGTGGCCACCCAGAGGCCGCGCCAACGGCCTCTGCCCAACGTCAGGATGCTCACCGGCTCAAACGCCCTTGCCAGTGGCGGTACGGCCCCGTGAAGGGGTCACGGGCCTAGCTGATAGGTACTGCTCTCCGGAGATCGCCCAGCCCTCCCACCGGCTGCAGACACGGTGTCAGGGGGCTTCAACCTACTCTGTTTCAGTTGACGGGTTTAGAGCCCGGGTGCCCGGGGATTGTCTCGACCGCCACGTTCTGTGCTCGTTTGCCGGAGTTGGGAGGCCTCGCGCTCTGTCCTTCTACTCGCATCGCCTTGTACTCGACCGGCCGTCTCTATCTTTACCGTTTCAGCCCCGAACCCTTCGATCTCGACCATCACCGCCAGGCTATCTGGCGTCTACGCAGTTGCATTCACAGGGGCTTCACATCACCTCCGGCGGGCGGGTCCTGTGACCGCCGCGCCGTCGATGGGGAGAACTATACGCCGCTTTCACAGGGAGGTCAACAGGGGCCGACGAGGGTCCGGCGGGGTGTTGTAAAACTGCAACAAGGGCTCGTGCGCACCTCGACGATTGCGGTCACAGGGGGTGGGCCAGGAGGCCTCACGACTGCCAAAAAGATAGGCAGATCGAGGTGCTAAAACCCTCAAGGATTGTCTCGTACCGCAGCTGCTAAAGGGGACAAATATGTCATGTACCGCCGCTAAAAGTGTCTCGTACCAGCGCTGCTAAAAGCCCCAAACTGTCCTCCCCCATCTGCTAAAAGTGTCTTGTGCTAAAACATAGACGATCCGTTTGTCTTGGTAATAGCGGGGACTGATTTGTCCTGGTAATAGCAAAACAGCTGACGAATCAAGGACTTGCGTTTTTGCAAATATCCTTCTCCAGGGTCATCCTATATGCGTATGACCCAAAAAAGAACGTGCCCTATATAGGAGCAGGATATTTGCTAAAAGTGCCCAAAAAATAGGCAGGGGCGCGGCGGGCCGTCCGGACTGTGTGTGTGAGCAATAGCAGCGCGGTGTCGGTTGACGGTAGGGCACCCTTGGGGTAGGATCCCCCGCGCTCACCAGCTGACACAAGGAGGTGTCCCATGAGAACCCCGACCGCACTGATGCACTACCCTGTGCTCGCCCCGACCGACGCCGTGTCCCCCGTTGTGACCGCGTCCGTCTGTGCGGGCGACCCGATCCCAGCGAAACCTGCCAAGGTGCCGGGCTGGACGTTCCTGACTCTGAAGCTCCGCCCGTTCGATGAATTCAGCAGCCCGAACTATGCTCTGATCGTCACCAAGTTCGAGCCCAAGCAAACCGGCGACGTCGACGGCTCGCAGGGCGGCTACCTGAAGGACATCCGTGCCCGTACCCACAGCTGGCTCCTGGCCGGTGGTGACTTCGAGCTGGCCCAGCGCCGCCTGGCCGAGTACAAGGCCGTGGAGGCACAGGTGACGCTGCCTGGCAAGGAATGGGGCCCCCCTCGGCGGCCGGGCCGCCGCCAGACACAACCCCCTGTGATCGCGTCACCGAAGCAGGGCGTCCGCGGTCCGGACAAGCACCCGCGTCGCCAGCGCCGTGACGAGTACATCATCTACACCTCCCCTCAAGGGGAGAGCCTGCCGATCCTGGCCCGGTCGCGGTTGGGTCAGGATCTGCTGACCAGCGGGACGTTCGTGCCGGAGGGGTGGGCCTGCAGCAGGGGGCGGATGGGAGGCAGCCTGGACAGGCGCCCATTGCTCGCCAAGCTCGCAGGTATGAAAGCTGACGGGCGCCGGGAGGCGATGGCGCTCGATTCGCTGCGCGACTTCCTGAAAGGGGTGAATCCGATGGCCCGGCGCCAGCCCGTCCCATACCAGCCTGCCGCCTGACCCCTCGTGCGCGTTTAGGAGCCTCTAGGAGCGCTTCTGAGCCCTGGATAAGGGAATCACCCTAGCTCGGCCTAAAAACGCCCCTATGCCCCTTCTGGAGGCTCCTGGAGGCATTCCCTCCTGACACGAGGGCATGCGGTGCTGTTTCGAAGCACTCCGTACCGAGTACAAAGAGCCGGCCGGGGTCAGGAGAGGTCAGGCCGACCCCTGTGTCAGAAGCCGGCCAGAAGCCCTTCAGCACTCATATGCCCCCAGCCGCTGGCGGCCGGAATCCCACCAATGCCCTCAGGGGCCACGTAGAGGCCCCAGGAGGCCTTCAGAGGCCCTGGGTAAGGTGATCCCCTTGCTGAGGGGTCCGGAGGGCTCTATTGGGCTGTAAAGGGCTCAGACGCAGGTTGAGGACGCTCTACGCACTTCGTACCGAGTACCAGGTACCAGGCCTCCTACCCCTTCACCTGACAGGCCCCGGCGCGAGTCCGGGTGCCCTCTCCAGGTTCTGAGTGCTGGGGCCGGCAGCCTCCCCTGTGTCGGAAGTCCCGCAGCTGATTGTTCCGGACGGTGAGACAATCCCAGGCCTTCCGACACAAGTTCGGGTCGCGTGTGGGCGCCACGCGATAAGTGCTTGACTTAGAGCGCTTATGCGGTGTAGCATGCCCCATCGCAGCGGTTATGGTGGCTCCGGATAGGCCGGGGCCGGCCGCTGTTCAAGGGAACCCCCTGTGAAAGCAAGAAAACCACATGACGCCCCCCGCGTGATCGCCCTCGACATCGAGACCGCCCCGTGTGTGGCCTACGTCTGGCGCACCGGCAAGCAGGCGATTGGTATTGATCAGATCCAGCAGGAGTCGACCATCATTTCGTTCTCCTGGTCCGAGTGGGAGTTCTGCAAGGTCCAGAAGGCCCAGTACGCCTCCACCTTCACCCAGGACAATCAGCGGGACGACACCGCCCTGGTCACGCAGCTGCACGGCATCCTGAAGGACGCCACACACATCGTGGCCCACAACGGGGCCGCCTTCGACTGGCCCATGATCGCCGGGGCCTTCTACCGCTGCGGCCTGCCTCCGATGCCCAAGCCCTGGATCCTCGACACGATGCTGATGGCCAGGCAGATCGGCGGCCAGGCCTCCTACAAGCTCGCCTGGCTCACCAAGGACCAGCGCCGGTCCAAGCGGACACACGCCAAATTCCCCGGGCTCTCCCTGTGGGTGGAGTGGCTCAACCGCAACCCGGCGGCCGAGCAGGAGATGCGCCTCTATAACAACATGGACGTGGAAGCCATGTGTGAGCTGTTGAACAACGTGCTGCCTTGGGCCCATGGTCCGCAGTTTGCGGGCTTGGTGCCTCAGTCACAGGGACGCGAGGAAGAGGTACATCACTGCCCGCGTTGCGGCTCCGCTGGTGTGGTAGCGCGCGGCTATACGACCACGGTGGCCGGTCGGTACCAGCGGTACCGCTGCAGCGGCTGCGGTGGCTGGTCACAGAGCCGGTTCCTGGTGCGTGAGAAACGCAAGCACCTGCTGAAGGCGATCTGATGTGCGCCCCCCTAGTACTCCGTACTGCGTACTCGGCCTCCACCAAAAAGGACCCGTCCAGGTACCCCGTACTGAGTACTAGACAATCGTTCGTGCTGGTGATATATCACTGGCCTGAATACTTCACCTGCAGGCCACTGAGGGGCTTGACTCCACCGGCAGCCTGCTCTATGATGCAGTCCGTGGGCCACCCGGCCTTCACCCTGAAAGGAGTTCGCCATGAAGAAGCTTGTCCCTGACGCTGTGTTCGAGAGCACGGACTTCACCCACCACCTGGTCGCCGCCGCCGAGACCGTCACAATCCAGCCCGGCCAGATCCAGACCGTCCACACAGGCCTGCGGGCCTACGAACCGATGATCCTGTCGCTGGTCCGCGGGCTCGACCACCTGGACATGTGCGTGCTGCTGACGACCGCCATCGTTGGTGGGCATGACCTGCAGGTGGCCATCCTGAACCGAGGCACGGACCCGGTCACGATCAAGGCCGGCGACCTGCTGCTGCACACCACCGAGGTCCAGACCCCCGGCGACGAGGACTGGCAGCAGCTGGAACTCCCCCTGTGATAGCCGACCGGCACTGTCCCCCGAAGCCCGGCAACTGCCGGGCTAACCCCCCCCCACTCAAGGAGAACCTCATGACCCCGAACGAAGAACGTCTGCAGGCCCGCAGCGAGCGCGCTGAAGCCCGTGCCCGCCTGAAGGCCTACGTCTGGAATGCCCTGGCGCCGATCCGGCACCCTGAGACCCGCGTGACGGCCTACGACGCCCTAGCCACTGAGGCCGAGTGCGGTACCTTCCACAGCCGTTGGTTCCAGGTCGGCCACTACATCATCGGCGTGCTGGGCGATGAGTTCACCCCGACGATCGCCATCGAGGAGATGTCGCCCTTCCAGCGCCGCTGGGTTGGCGGTGACGCCCTGCCCGCGTCCGTCAGCCAGGTAGGGAGCGAGGGCGGCTTCGAGCATGCCGCGCCGATCGGGGCCATGCTGTGCTCAGCTCGGTTCGATGAGGACGGCGAGTTCCTCGCCGTTATCTCCTCTCATTGAGCCGTCATCAGGCAGCAAAAGGGGCCTTCCGGCCCCTTCTTCATTTCTGCGTCTGCTGAATGTAGGCCCAGCATGAGTCGGCCCAGGCCTTCAATTCGTCGGCTCGGCCGGCCTCGGACCGAAGAAATTCTCCAGCCTCATCCGAAAGTCGCCACTGGGCGGCGCCTCCTGGAGCACTGATGGCGCGACCGGTGCCGGAGGCGTTGCGGTCGCGCAGGCTGCCAGTGTGCTGACCAGCAGCAGCACGCAGCCGACGGAGTTCAGACTGGTAGCGCCGGTCGATCGACTGGGCGCGCTTAAGCCCGGCCTGCTCAGCCTGGCGGATCTGCTCGAGAGCCCGCACATGCCGGGCATCACTCCTCACCTCGTGCCACTGGTGCAGCATCCACGCCCCGGTCAGAGCCGCCACCCCGTGTGTCAGAGCCCACAGGGGCAGGCGTCTGACGGATGATGCGAGCCACAATGATAGCGAGGCCAGCCCACTTGGCAAAATCATCACCCAGGTACTCCTTGATCTCGGGCAGGTAGTCGCCGGCCAGCTCGAGCATCACGAGCGCGGCAGCGGCCTGCACGCTGAGCAGGCGCCAGGCCTGCTTCCAGTTGTCGATCAGTAGCTTCACCGCTCTGTCTCGAAATGTGGGCCGTCGGAGAACCTCGCGCCCAGGAAGGGGAAGTCGTGGCAGTTCGGGCCGGAGATCCACCTCCAGGACCCTCCCCAGCGGACCGGAAGGCCGAACTCCAGGGCAACCTGGGCGAACGTCCGGGCCAACTCTGTGTAAGCCTTCGGGGACCAGTCTGGCTGGCCGGCTCTCATCACCACCAGGTCGACAGCATGACCAGTCAGGTGCTTGCTGTCCAGGGTCTTCGACTTGCCGGCAGCCACCAGCTCCTTCTGCCGGGCGGCCGTTCGCAGGCCTTCTGACACATGGCACTCCACCGGGTGGCGCTTGATGACCTGGAGCACCACGGCTGCGAGAGCCGTGTCGACACCCTTCAGCCTGTCAAGGTCACGTGCTGTCGGCTCAGCCACGGCGGTTCCCCTCAATGCGGTCTTCCAGGCGGGACAGCTGCCCCGTCTGCTGGCGCATCATGGCGATGACCTGTCCCATCTGGGCCGACAGCCGCTCAATCTCGCCACGTGAGACGGTCTCCTTCTGGGCTTCCACACGGGCCTGCATGACCCGGCGCTCAAGCTCGGAGAGCTGATCGGCCTGTTTGGTGATGCGCGCCTGGATCGTGGCCACCCATGCGAGAGCGATGGGGGAGATGAGTGTGATCAGGCGGTGAAAGTCGTTGAAGTCCACTGCGAGTACTACCGAAAGAAGGGCCGATTCAGGCCGGGCTCCAAGACTGAGTTGAAGGGTCACGCCTTTTCACCGATGGCCATCCAGAGGCCGCCGGTAGGGCTGTGCTGGGTGACGAAGCCGGTGATCTTACCGCCCTCGTCCACCAGCTCGAAGCGCGGGAAGTTCACATCGCCCCAGACTGAGAAGAACACCAGGGGGTTCGGCTTCAGTGGGTACGGGAACAGGTGCTTGCGCTGTGCGTAGGTGGAGCCCGGCGAGTTCATCGCCCCAACCATGAAGACAGGGTCGCTACTGTACCCCGGCCCGGCCGATCGCAGGCGCGTCCTCATCGCGGGGGTGATGACGTTGTCCCTCCAGGTCTCGATATTTGAGAGCCGGAAGCTGAACTCGGAACGCATCGAGTTGACGTTCGTCTCGTTGACGTCCGCCTTGCCTTGAGCCTTGTCAGCGGCGGTCTTGGCAGCCTGGATCGGGCCACTCGTCATCGACGTGATTTCATTCCGTGTGGCGTTCCGGGTCATCAGGTGATTCGTGCTGCCCGCCACCTGGCTGTTCCGGGCACCGGCCAGCGGCTCGGAGTCCAGCAGGTCGGCGATCACGACGTTCCGCGGTACGGTCGTCAGAACGTCCGAGTTGTAGCCCTTGGCGATGTAAGGGCCGACCGACAGGATGGTCGAGGCCTGCGGCAGCTGACTGGCAGTCTTGCCGTTCTGGGAGGCCGCTGCGTGGCGCAGCAGCTCGCGAATCTGTTGCTCTTCGGTGGTCGTCAGGGCCATGATTAGGGCGCCTCAGTAAAGGGTTGAATCGTCACGTGGGTCGTCGCGCTACCACATGTCGCGTTCACGTCGATTGCGATATCGGCCGCCGTCACATTCACGCCGGCGATAGGCGAGGTGGCCGTGCCCCTCGCGTAGGAGGGCACCGCCGCGAGCTTGCGGTTGCTGAGCGAGCCGTCGCCGGTGAAGCCCCGGATCTCGAAGGCCTTGATGACCTGCCGGCCGTCCACACGACAGGCGAACAGATTCGGGATCGTGATCAGGCCCGATGCCGGCTTCTCGAGGTAGAACGGACAGGCCAGTGTCAGGTGGGCGAACAGCCAATTGAACCATTCTGCAGCCACAGGTGAGCCAATACGACCCGGGCGAGCGCCCATGAAGCCGTAGGCCATCAGCGCTGCGGGCGGCGTGCGGTGGTTGTTGTAGCGGCTGGCTGCAGGGTTCGTTGTTTCATCCTGCGGGGCGAAGTGTTTCATCAGTTCCTTCTCGTTTCGGCATTCGTGAGCCATTGGACCGAGGTGAATCCGCGGGCTTCTGGTGGTTCCCACGACAGCGGCCTGGTAAGCAGGATTGTACCATCTGCATCGAGCAGGGGCCCGCCGTCCGCCGACACCTTCAGCCCGCTCAGGACTGGCGCCAGCGAGGCGAAGTTGCAGGCGTACAGAGTGCCGGTGAGGTAGCCGGACCCCGGGGTGACGGCGTGTGACCAGCCAGGGCTAGGCTCGCGGTAGCTGAGGGTTGAGATGACGCCCGGGCGGTAGTCGGAGGTCCCGACGAAGAACCCATCATTGGCCACCGTGACCTGGCCACCCAGGACGCCGATGTGATCCTGGTACGGTCGGGCCCAACCGTAGCTGATGGAGTCCGTGCTGGACGAGAACTCCCGGTACCGCAGGATGTGGCCGGGGTACTCGAGGTGATCCTCAGGCTTCTTGGAAGCGCTGTTGTAGGTGCCCTGAGGGGCGCCGAGGGCTCCGATCTCGACCCTAGGGATCCCAGGGCGCGGGAAGATCCCGGCCAGCTCCCGGGCGAGCGCCGAGAGCCGGGGCTTCTGGAGGCTCTGCTGCAGCCAGGTCAGCTGGTCCATTTGATCTCCCGGATCTCGGTCGAGCGCGTGTCAGCTGGCAGGCTGGGGGCGTTGTTCAGCAGGATCGTGCAGTCCAGCAGCCACGGTAGCTCGTGGGCCAGGATGGCCGCGACCTTCTGCCCGTAGATGACGCCGGGCTTGGCGACCTCACGGCGGATGATGGCCTCAGCTGCTGCGTCGCTCCGGACCGTGCCTGGGACGACCGACACACTTTGCACCGTGACGATCACGGGGCGGGCGGCTGACACGATCCACATCTCCCCCGTGTTTGCGTCTCGGTGGCCGCCC